AATAGGAGATAAATATGGGTGACTTTGTACTTAAAGAAGGTACTGGATATTTAAACAGGGATAATGAAAACCCTGATAAATTCTGGGGTTCGTTCAAGGTAGATAGAGACTACAAACAAGGCGAACAAATAAACTTAACAGAATACATCAATCGTAAAGATGATGGTAAAGAGGTTCATAAATTGCAAGTAAGAAAGCCAAAAGCTTAACTTGTGATAAGGGGGTGTTACGTTTTTTTTCCCTTAAGAATCGTTAGTTGTTTGACTAAGCATAACACCCCTTATTATGAAAACCTTTTTCTTGTATTTGTTTTTTGCAACATCAACCACAAGCTATGACTTCTATAAAATTAAGGTTAAAAATTTTAATAGTTGTCAGGAAGCTTTAGAAGCAAATACAAAAATTAGTTATGATGATGGGGTTATGTATAAAGGCAAAAGAATATTTATGTATTATTGTAAAACAAAGGATGGACAATGGGTAGAGACGACAATGTAAAATGGATAGATATTGGTGAGAAGATGACCAAGAATTTATTAAAGAACAAACAAAAAGAATATGGAGATTTTGATAGCAACGCACACATTGTTGCACAATTTATCAAATCAGTTTTAGAAGCTGTTAATAAACAAAAGCTTAAAGTACCTATAACAATAGTAGCTCAACTTATGATTGTCTTAAAATTAACAAGAACTGTTAATGATGGTGAGAAAGAAATTATGTATAAAGAAGACACTCACCTAGATATTTCTGGCTACAATGAGCTTTTAAAGTATCAAATGCAACAGTTAGAAAGAGACAGTAATGGCAAATAAAGTATTTTATAGTCCAAAAATCAAACAAATTATTGATTTTATGATAGAATATCATAAGAAGGAACAAGCTTATCCTAGACTAATTGAGATTGGAGAAGCTTTAAATTTATCTAAACAAAGGATTGGTATTCTAATGAAAAATGCTGTTAAGCTTGGTTTGGTCAAAGAGATGGATGTATTTATGAGAAAATATCATTTGACTAAATCAATTAAAAATAGTAAATTTAAAGTCAATAATTACTATGAGTTGTAAGAAAGAAAATACATTTGAAGTAGTAGTAGTTGTTGAAGAAAAATTCTCTAGCGTTGAAAACGCTGTGAATAACAAAGACGCAATAGGAGAACCTGTTGCTAGAATTGTTAGTAAGAGGTTCTTGAAGTCTAACATTAAGTTGGAGGATAAAGATGGACTACGATCCAAAGAAGGTAAGGGAAGTCCAGCAAGAACTGGAGAGAGCAGTTAAGGTAATGCAGAAAGCTAAAGCTCTTTACCAGAAAAAGAAAAGTCAGATTGCTTTTATGAGTAATCAACTTCTTGCTGAAGAAAATAAACAGATTAGAATTTCAAGCTAGAAGAAGTTCTAAAGGTAAAAAAAAGCGTAACTAGAAGAAAGGAAACCTATCGCTATGGCAAAAGCACAAGTAGAAAAGGAAGTTGTCGTTAATCAACATATTGGTAAAAGAATAAGAAAAAGAAGGATTGAGTTAGGAATAACACAAACTGATCTTGGAAATCATTTACCTACAAGCTTCCAACAAATCCAAAAATATGAGAAAGGAGTTAATGGAGTATCATCAGCTAAATTAATTTATATAGCTCATGCTTTACAAGTTCCAATAACATATTTCTTTGAAGGGTTTGATATTGTAAAAGGTGTAAGTAATTTTACATACAAAGATCATCCACCAGAATTAAACAGGGGTAATCAAATTAAAAATGCAAAGTATTATCCTGACCCACAAGCATTTGATGGTATGAAAGATTTTGGTGTGGACTTTGCTGATTTAAAAAAACTATCCAATCAATAAATTATGGCAGTTAGGGGTGTCCTAAGAATAAGGTACTACCCCTAACTCAAGGTATGCAATAATACTATAATCAATTTTTTTCTTATCTCAACAAATAATTCTTGTTGATTATCTTAAATAATTAACTATTGACAAATTATTTACAGTGTGATATCATAAATTTATAACAAGGGGAAAAAATGAAAACAAAAAAAATAGAAGATAAAAACTCTATTGAATATGTTATTGAAGATGGAAGTAGAGTTTTTAAATTTATTGAATATAAAGAAGATATTTGGGGAGATGTAAATAAAAAAAATCCCAAACTTATATATAAAAAAGGTGAGACAGACTTCTTTTATTTAATACATGACTCAGGTTTTCCTTTAGCTTATTGGAGTCAAATAAAAAATATTAAGACTTTAAAAAGAGCTAAAGAGTATGTGCGTAAAAGAGAATACTTATAATAAATTAAGGCGGCTCACAAATGAGTCGCCTTTTTTAATCTAATTGTCTCTCCTCATCATCCTTTTTCATACAGTAATAATGAGCAGGTTCTTTGGTAGCAAAGATTACAAAAGGTTCATCAGAAACAATCATCTTATTACAATACTTACAAAGACCAACGTCTCTAATGACTCTTGTATTCTTCTTCCAAGTCTTCTTAGGTTTTAGCATAATTTGGTTTTTTACCTTTTCTTGTTCTTCTTTCTGCTTTCTTTTTTCTTCTAACTGCGGCAGCTCTTTGACTAGCTGACATTGATCTTACTTTTGCTATGGGTAAACATTTAGGATAGTTTTTTCTTTTCTCACCTTTACTTCTACCACATGGTGGATATGAACCATCTTTTCTTCTATTGGCAATATCAACCCACTTTTCAGATGTCCACTTTCTTAAGCTCATCTTCTTTTTTTAGTTTTTTTCTTTTTTCTAAATTTACCCTTACAATATTGTGAAGCCCACATGTTTGAATATGCTGAAGGATAAACCTTAAATTTTCGTTTGGCAGCAGCTTTGCCTTCTGGACATAACTTAGCCATGTCTTTTCTGTATTGAAAACTTAGCCATCTTTACAGCTCCTTTATGTGGTTTGTATGCACCTTTCATAAGTTTATATGAATTACCTTTTTTCATCCAATGATAACCTCTAGGTGCTTTTACTGATTTCTTCATACTTTTTTCTTTTTCTTTTTTCTTAACATAGCAAAGTCTGCACCAGTTAGTTTATCAAATGGTGGAGCCATTCTTGCTATTTTCATTTGTTTTTTACTATATTTTTTATTTTTACCTTTTGGCATATTATCTCCTTATGTTTGTTCCCTCCAACGACCCAGCTTATTCAGTAAGCTACACCTAGTATTTCATTTTCTTTTTGTTTTTTTTCTTTTTAGTTTTTTTCTTTTTTTTCATTCCATAATGTTTTGGCATTTCATCTCCTTTGTTTTACCATTTTTTACAGCTCCAGTACCTAGCACTGAACTTATCTTTAGCTGTAGCACATCTGTGTCTAGCTCTAAAGCTTTTTCTTCTTGCAGGGATATTCTTTTTTATCGTCATATTAGCATCCCCAAATCTAATAATCTTTTCTTTACCACCTTTACAAGCCTTAACAACAAACTTTTTCCCTCCAGATATTTGTCTTTTGGGTCTGTTGCATTTCATCTTTGACTTGTCTATTGCCATTCAATATATCCTTCACCTTTATTTTTTATCAAAGATTGCTTTCTGTTTCCAGATTTTTTGTAAGATACATGAATCCATCCACTATCAGGAACTCCTGTATAGTATTCGCTGATAAGCTGATCAAAGTCAAAGTTGTTTTTTATGTGTGCCGCAACTTCTCTATTGTCAAAACCTGCTATTTCAAAATCAACCGCCTCTGCCTTGCAGTGCTGTGAATTTTCTGAAGATCCTATGGCTTTTGAAAGCGCAGGACAACGGAATCCTGATGTTATAGTTATAGGTCTGGACTCATAATATTCTCTTAATGGTTCTAATATGTTCTCACATATCGCCTTTAAGTTTTCTATCTGTTCTTCATTTGGGGTATTATCTATCCCCATTCTTGATGCTGTTGATGATTTAGTCATTTCTTCAAGACTAAAATGTTTTGATAATTGTGTCATAAACTTGCTCCTTGATTTAAAGTTTTTTCATCATAGTAACAATTAAATTTAATTACTATTTCATGTTTAATAATATCTTTTTTACCAATTTCTTTAGTTTTATCAATAGACTGTTGGTAGCCATTAATTAGACAATTATAAAAATTATCATAATGTTTTAAAAAATGTGGAGGCATACACTCACCAGCTATTTGACTACATACAATCATTACTAGAGCTACCTTCATGGATGTTCAATCAGTTGTTTATTTGTTTGCTTCATTTCTTTTAACTTCTTTTCAAGTTCCTTAACTTGTTTGTTAGCTT